CTCTTTAATTATTATAACACAAGTTTAAAAGAAAGTCAAATAAAACAAGGGCGTTTCTAAAATTGAAACGTCCTTGCCGTTATTATACCTTACATTAAATCTTTCATTTCATCTATAAATAGTTCAACAAGATCTGTCTGTGAAGGAACAGCCTGACTTAGTTTAAAGTCTTCGAAACCAAATACACGCTTAATAATATCTCGCATAATGTTCGCGCGCTGGTCTTTTTCTTCATCATCTTTCGCGGTTGAAAGATAAGAAACCCAAATCTGTTTCGCGTCTTCCATAACTTCTTGGAATGGACGAGACTTTACTTGCGCGATTTCGGTATGGTCTGTAACTTCCGCGCCATCCTTTTCAACTGCTTCATCAATCGCATTACCAATTGCTTCTACTAGTTCATTATAACCAAACTTAATTTTTGGTGCGAGATACTGATAACGGCTACCAGCAAACACTGTCGGGGTAGAACGTGTATATAAATAACGTTCTGTTGTGCCATCAGAGTTCATTTGAACTTGTAGATAGCCGATAATATCTACAATACTATTTATAATTGTATAAGCATTATTTGGTAGGTCAGGCGCGACCGCGGTAATAGGATTACCTTCTTCATCTCTCATTTCAGTTGGCTTATCCTTGCTGTGAGCAATGAATAGAATACCAAAGCCAAGTAGAGTGATTTCACGCCAGCATTCAGAGAACTCATTTTTAACCATGTTCCAACCTTGTCCCCAAGGTACATCACGAATGCTATCGACCGATTCACGCTGACAAATATACTGTTCACAAAGTTGCCAAGCAATTGAAGCAGTATCTACTACAATACTATCATACATTTCTTTTGCTTGTGGCTTTCTTAACTGCGCGAGAACCTTCTTAAAATCTGTCCATCTTAGAATAGGTACGCCGCGAATACCAGCAAGCGCGTTAGTACCTTGTTCAAAGTTAAGAAAGAGCGCGCGAGGAAGTTGACTACCAAATGTAGATTTACCAGTCTTTGGCTGGCCATAAATCAATAGAAACTTACCTTTCAAATCTCTTGAAATCTTAGAAGGTTCAAGAGTAAATATATCAATATTCGCCATACTTTATACCTCCTAAAAGGAACTGGGAGGTATTACTCCCAGTTGTACTTATTAGAAGTTGCCGCGGCAGGAGCAGGAGTTGCTGCCTTATTCTTGGCATCAAGTTGTAGCTGCTCAATTTCTGCCTTACGAGCATTGAATCCCTTCTTAATTTCAACGGGATCGTAAGCGAAATCTTCTTCCTTACCTTCATCATCACCCTTGGTGATAATAAGTTCACGCACCATACGGGTTGTGGTATCAGGAATATCTTCACCCCAAGAACTTGTTGAAGGAGTAGACTTTTCTTCCTGAGCACGGACACGAATACGGCCCTTTACAGTGTTTGTATCATTTACATTCCAATGACTAGAAATGAAATCAACGTGGTCTGGATTCTCAACAATAAACTGTAGAACATCAAGCTTTCCACCATACTGAACAATTGCGCCCTTGATAATCAAACGACCAGTTGGATCGCCTTCCCTATCAAGTTCATCTGTCATATCCATAATAAAGATATCAAGAATAAAAGAAGCAATTTCAGGAGTATTACCAGCGTTAATGAAAGAAGTGTTAATCTGCCAACCATTGATTAGCTGACCGCTCTTTGCTACGAAGTTATTCTCACGAATATTCGCGCCAGTAATACGAACTGTGTCTGCACCATCAATACCATGATCCTGCGCTGTCTTCATCTTACGAAGATCCTGGATACTCTGCCATGCTGGATTAAGCGCGCCCTTCTGAGTGAACTGAGAAGCGAACATACTTACTGGGATTTCGCTAATCTCATCATGGTCATTAAAATGCTGAGCTACACGAACTGTGATATTCGCGCGCTCATATGGAGCGCCAGCCTTAGTCTTGCCGCTATTAAAAGTCGCGTCTAATAGTTTACCTACGATAGTTACCTTATTTGTTCCTTGATCCATTAGTGTTTTCATATTATTTTTTCTCCTATTTTTCTTTTTCTTTAATTTATTATATTATAATTTTTACTTTTTGTCAAATATAGTTCAAGCGGTTCATAAAGAACCGCTTGCAGTTAGCGCATGACGCTAACAGGAACTGTTCCTACGCTTGTAGGTCAGATATTATTAGGCTTCCTTCGCGGCCTTAGCAGCAGCCTTTTCCGCGGCCTTTGCAGCCTTAGCGGCTTCCTTAGCAGCTAGTTTTTCAGCTTCCTCAGCAGCGGGGTCATAGGATAGACCGGCTTCTGTTAGAGTATGATATAGAACGTTCTTAACCTGGGCCTTACGGGTTTCAGTGGCTTCTGTAACAACCACTTCTTCACTGCGGGTGTTCATAGCATAGCCTTTCTTAATTAGACCATTTAGGCTACCAGTAACTGCTGGGACGGAAATTCCTAGCGCTTCTGCAATCTACTTCTTAGAAAATTCGCTACCATAATTCTTCTTTAGATAATTTAGTACGAGCTCTGAATTCTGCGTCATTTTAATCAATCTCCTTTTTTTTAAAAAATTCATTTATTTATTTTATATTAAAGTTGCGAGTTATTTATTATTTTTATTATTCCATTGCCCGCATCCTTTATATACTTATTATATCATATAATTAGAAATAAGTCAAATATTATACTTTTTTCTTCTATTTAATGCTCTATAAATAGTTCTTTCAGAACAATTTAATTTTTTCGCAATCTCGGCGTTAGTTAATGTAGTAGTATCTTTTAGTAAGAAAATATCTTTATCTAAAGGCGTATATGTATTTTGATAAATACTATTAAATTCTGGATGCTCTAAAAGAATTTTCTATACCGTTTTAAAATCGCATTGTAATTCTTTGGAAATATTCATTAAATATTCGCCGTGAGATAACATTTCTATTATCTATTGTTCTTTAGCAATTCTACGAGAATCTTTCCCTAAAAGATTCGCTGACTTTAAAGCTGAGGCTATAGTACCTCTACTACAATGGAAAATTTTTATTAATTCATCATAAGATTTTCCTTCTATTCTCATTTCTGCTATTAAGTCAAACAATTCTTTTTTACTAATATTATTTGTTTCAAAGCATCCGCCGCCACGCGTGGAATTATAGCCATTATTAAAACTATCGTAATATTCTATCCAATATTGTTCTCTTTGGTTACGTTCTTCTACGCCATAGACTTGTTCTATTGGTATAATTTGAAAATTATTTATACCAATTTCTTTTATTGCTTTATAAAATTTTGTCTAAGAATCAATTTCTAAAGCATATTTCTAATGTTCATACCATCTGCGTTCTAACGTTCGTTTTGTCTATCCAATATAGACTTTTTTATTAACATTGTTTATTATTTTATAAATATAACCCATCTTAATCCCTCCCAGGATAGATATATTATAGAGAGGCTTGTATGGGAGTACATTATCTCAAGGAGTAGCTAATTCCTTGCTTCCCTCTTTACATATCTATTATAACAAAATTTTCTTTAATTGTCAAATATTACACTTTTTCTTTTCAATTAAAGTTCTTTTGTTTTTCTGTAAGTATTATATCACTAATTTTGATTTTCGTCAAATATTAGATTAAGTATTTTTAAATAATTCTTCAACTAATGTTTGTAATTTTTCTGGATTATCTTTTGTTTCATCCATAATACGAGTAAGCCTTGGAATAGTAACAGTCTTATATCCCTCAATTGCTCTATTGAATGCCGCGACCTGGTCTTGTAAATTATTTACAATCATATAACTTGCGGCGAGAAGTTTAACGTATTCATTATAACCAATTTCTTTATTATCTTTGAGCATGTCTTCAATTTGGTTATAATCATTGCGCATTGATTCTGCTACTTCATAACCTTTTTCATCGTTATTCTTTTTATCATAATCCATTACTGTTTCCGCGAGAGAAGCAGTAGAGCGGCATAGTTCAATAAAGAGCTTTCTAAAATCTTCACCCATAATTTTTACCTCACATAATTTTAATCATTGCGTTAGAGTTGCGCGCATCTATAA